TGTAACCGAATTTGGTAAACCCTTCTACAATAAGACCTGACTTACCACTTGTTGCTTCGTAGTAAGTCGCATCTTTGTCTAAGTACTTCAATAAAGGTTCAACACTATCAGGTGGTGTATAGCACTCGTCTGATGCTGCGTTCCTACCTAAGTTTTGTACTAGTTCTAAGTGTGTCTTTTTTGCCATTAGAAATCAAATAAGTTGTCAAATTGCTCACTAGTGCTTGCTGCGCTCAAATCCCACTTTAGAACACCAATCAAGTTGTCAATCTTTTTATCAATGATTGTTGTTTCCATCAAGTCATGGTCGAACGGAAGTTCTTGGAACCATTGTGGGATGCGTGTTTCATCAATCGGATACGCAACACTAGTCATTTTCATTGGGTTGTCTTTTAGTTTGCATACGATAGTTTTCATACCGTCTACAATCTCAAGTGAATATCTGTCGCTGTTCATATCACGCAGAGTATTCCAATTCAAGGCTGCGCTAACATGTCCTGGAAGATGTGGCTTTTTCAACTTGTCTTCTGAACTGCGTAGTTTGAAGTCTGCATTCTGTGCTTTCTTAAACTTCGCAACATCGTTCTTAAACTTTGTCAAGTTGTTTACCCGCTTAGGAGTACCTTTCTCCCAGCCAGGCTTTTCACGGAAGTCTTTCTTAAAGTCTTTGACCATATCAACGACATTATCTTGGTTACCGCCTGTCAGAACTTTAACAAGAACATCCATTAAGAACTTCTGCATATAGTCTGGAGTATCGCTTCGCTTCAAGTCAAGACCCATAGCTTTCACTTTACCGGGTTTACCATCTACATCACGGCGCACACCATCATCATCGTAAATTAACATAGCATAGCGTTTCTTCTTAATAAAGATAGCCATTGTTGCTAAGTTTTCACGACCTGCTGCGATAATCTCACCTTGCTTGCGAGGACAGTTAAAGAAGTCTTTCATAAAGTCTGGAAAACTTGCGTTCACTTGATTAGCGATTTCGTCATACATTGTTAACGCAATCTCTTTGTCCCATTCAATCTCACCGTTATCAATCTCTTTCTGAAATGTCGGATACATTGAATAGTAGATAGAGTCTGTGTCACCATAGATTACTGAGCGACCTTTATAGTCGTAAGTCCCATCGATAATCTCATTAGTCTTGCTTCCCATATGTCGTGTAATACAACGACCAGACAGAGTAGTTGACTGACCGATGCGCTTGTCGTAGAAACGACAACCCTGATTAAGAATCGCACCATATAGGGAGTTCAAGTTAATCTTTTTCACTAGCTGACGTTTATCCCAGAATGCGATTTCTTCTGCGTCACCACCTTCTTGTGCTTTCTTTTTATTTGCTTGTAGAACTTTACGTTCGGCGTACCAACGTTCTAGCAAACTAGGAATGATACCTTGAATATCTTGTTTGAACACAGTTCCGTTCGCACTCATAGCCCAAGGCAGTCCTGAGTTATAAACTAAGTCGTACATTTCAGCACCAGTAAGTTCGTGGTGTTCGCCATTTTCCATATCTAGGTGCATCATATTCGTCTTATCTTTTTCATTCATAAAACGAAATTCTTCTGTAGAGAATGTATCTTCCCATGCTTGCGCTGCACCGAAACCTTTATTAGTACCACCACGTCCTTTTCGAATACGAGACTGTATCATTTCGTCTGTATAATCAGGACGTAGTTGCGCTGTAATAGTTTCAGGACTCATGTTTAACGCACGAATGATAGATGGATAAAGTGAGTTAATATCAATACCCGCTACCCACTTTTGAATGCCAATCTGTGGATTAGCAACAAACGCACCCGCTGCTTTTTGTGCTTCTGCTGCTTCTTCTTCTTCAGCAGTGGGTTCATAATCATCATCCTCGACATCCCAACTACGTTTTTTACGATCAGGAACAACCATACCACGTCTGTGCGCCTCGTTGATAATTGCTTGTTCAGTAACAGCAACAGCACCCATAGTTGTCTGAATATTCACAGTATTATCGTGCGCAATCTCGTTAGCCAAGTCAATGAAACGTAGTTTCTTGTCTAAGTTATCAAGTAGGGCAACGTCTTGTCTGTTATATTCGACAAACTTATAGAAGTCCTGGTTATATAGTTGGTCAAGTGTGCCTTCATACGCAATCTTGCGCTCACCAAGTTCATACTCACCGATAGCATCAAGTGAATAAGAATGCATTTCATGATATGTATACTTGCGATAAAGTTCTAGGTAGTCGAGGTGAATACGACCAAACAAGTTATAACTGACTTGTTCTTTACCATACTTAATCATGTATTTTTCTTTAGGAAGCAAATCCCACAAACAAAGTTTACGAGTATGCGACTTACTGAGAACACGTGTGATACGTCTAACAGTGTATGGAATATCGAAACCTTCACTGTTCCAACCACTGAGGACATCAGCATCGTCAATCAACGCTAAGAAGTCATTTAACATATCCGCTTCTGAGAGATACAAGAATGTATTCTCAAATTTATCACATAGTCGCTGTGCTTCTTCTAGTCCTTCACCGTCACGCATATGAACAGGTGGAATTACAAACGTTACAAGTTGATCTAGCCATTGTAGATGTGTTGTAATCGCTGTGATTGGCATGAATGGATCTTCGGGCGGAGCAAATCCTTTGTCCGCATCAAAGTCTACCTCGATATCGAAAAACGCTACATTCAGTTTCGGCGAGTCTTTACCAAGATAGTTCTCTGCTAAACAACGAACTTCTGGCTTAATGTCGCTTTCGTAAATCTTTTTGTCGCTATTGATACGCAGTTCTTTATGCATATCTTTAGTTCTTTTTACTTTGATTTGACGAACTTTCTCACCGTGAATAGAAGTATGTTGTCCTCTATCGTCACGCACATAGAATGTACGCCAAGCCGGGAAGTCCTGATATACCCGCTTCCCGTCACGGCGTTCAACAACATTTACGATGTCTTTATTTTTATCGTAGTATGCGTCTACATAACTCATTTACAATGTGCGTCCTACAGTTTCTAATACAGTTTCTACATCATCAAAGTCTTGTTTCGCCTCTTGTAGGCGTGCTTTGTGTGCGATTGAAATTGCTTTATTTAGAACTGAAGGTTTGATGTCAAGTTCTTCTGCGATAGCTTTTACAGTATCCCGCAGACCACCTTTAAGGTCATCCACTTCTTGTAGAACTGAACATCCCTCGTCTACAAGCTGTTTTAGTTTTGCTTTTTCTTCGCTTGAAATATTATCTAATGACATGTTATTCTCCTCATAAGATCATAAAAAAAGGGAACTCAGAATTGAGTCCCCTTTAAGATAACACAGAGGCGTATTAATGTCAATACTTATTTTTAGATTTGTGTGACCCACAGCCCTTTTCATTCAAACGCTGTGCTAGTAATTCTATCTTATCCATATCTGAATCTGATAGTTGATGCATTTGTTTTGGGTTTGATTTTAGTTTGATAGTTTTACCACCAACTTCAATACTGTCACCTGCTTTTTTGCCTGCTTTTGCTGCTGCGTCTAATGCTTTGTAGAACTCGTTATATTCTGAGAACTCAATTCTAGTCGCATCTGTCATCATTTTATTTGCTACCGCTTGTGGCTGATAAGCGTATTTGTCTTTACCTTTTGTCATAGTGTTTTTTATAACACCACCGACACCTTTTGCTGCCCCGCCTATTGCTCCTCTTACAGCACCACCTATCGCTAAACGTGCTGCCATTCCTGCAATCGCTGGAAGAATTTCATCAAGTTTTTCTTCGTTGATTCCTTCTTTCATCATTTTCATAGCAAGACCTGCTGCTTTAACAACACCTTCTTTAGATGACATTAGGTCGTCTAGCTTTGCTTTGTTGTCATCATTTACTGCGTCATAAACTTGTTTAATTGCTGATGCTGTAAACATATCAACTGTCATACCATGTAGTTTACCAGCTTGCTTGTCTGCTACTATTTGATTGATTACATCCATGCTTTCTGAAATTTCATCATCTGGACAATGACATGGGTGTCCACCACAAATAGCACACCATGTGCCTGGCTTTCCACCGTCTTCCATCATATCAGGAACACCATTACCATTTTCATC